GAACATGTTAAGGCAAATTTAAAGGACTGGTAAATGACGACTAAATATTTTGAGTGTGAATCATGCGAGGCAAGAGGGAAGATTATCCTCAAAGGAAATGACCACTCAACTACGGATATTGTTTATTGTCCAGTATGTTCAGCGGACATCTACGAAGAAGATGAGGAAGACTTCACAGATGAAGAATGACTTGGTACTATCAAGATAAAATTATAGAAGAATTACCTGAAGATTGTGTTGGCTTTGTTTATTTAATTACGAACAAAGCCAACAGTCGTATGTACATCGGTAAAAAGCTAGCAAAGTTTTCAAAGACTACATACAAAGTTGTTAAGTTAAAGAATGGAACTAAAAAGAAAAAGAAAGTCAGAAGCAAGATAGACTCTGACTGGCTAGATTATTATGGTTCAAGTGTAGACCTAAATAAAGATGTAGAGTCTCTCGGGAAGGAAAACTTCACACGAGAGATTTTGTACTTCTGTAAATCAAAAGCTGAGTGCTCATACATAGAAGCACGAGAACAATTTGGGAGGAAAGTATTGGAATCAGACGACTACTATAATGGACAGATATCTGTTCGAGTCCATGGTTCTCATATTAAAAATAAATTATGACATATTTACTATTTGCTGTTGCATTATCTCTTTCTGCTGTTGCTGCATACTATGCTATCTTTGGTTTGATAGCTATCTTTGCTGCAGCTGCAATTCCTATTGCTATCATGGGTGGATTGCTTGAAGCATCTAAACTTGTAGTAGCTTCTTGGTTATATCGTAATTGGAAAGAAATTCCAAAGCTGTTTAAGGCATACTTTTTGACAGCTTTAGTAATTCTAATGATGCTCACCTCAATGGGCATCTTTGGATACTTGTCTAAGGCACACTTAGATCAAGCAGTACCGACAGGTAATGTGGCTTCTGAAGTCGCAATACTTGATGAAAAAATAGCAATACAAAAGGAGAATATAAATGCAGCTCGTAAACAAATTAGTCAAATGGATTCAATCAATGATCAAACCATCAGTCGAACCGACGATGCCAAAGGAATTGAGCGAGCCAATCAAATCAGAAGAATTCAGCAAAAAGACAGAGCCAGAATCCTTGACGAAATCTCCACAGCCCAGAAAGAGATCTCCAAGCTCAACGACCAAAAAGCCCCAATCGCCAAAGACCTCCGCAAAATCGAAGCAGAAGTCGGTCCAATAAAATACATCGCTGCATTAATCTATGGTGACAATCCTGACTCTGATGTTTTAGAGAAAGCAGTTAGGATTGTTATCCTTATGATTGTAGCAGTATTTGATCCATTAGCAGTCTTATTATTGGTTGCTGCTAATTGGAATATGAAGAACATCAGACATATTCCTAAAGAAGAGCAACATGAACCTGTTTATGTTGCTGATGTGACAATGCCAGAGCCTGAGTACAATTCTACTGAACTAGAAGAATTCTTTAAAACTAGTAAAGTAGATGAAGTTATCCCAGATGTTATAGAAGAAGTACCCGAAGAACCAACAGAAGAGTTACTTGATATACAAGTGGATGAACCAACTAAAGAATGGGAACCACCATTATATGAAAGAACAAAAGAAGTAGGAAGATATATGCAGGAAGTTGGTGCAAAGCCAGCTAAAACTGAATCTTTCTTGAAAAAAGTTCAGTCAGTATACGCTGAACCTATTGAAGTAGAAGTTGACGAGTTGCAAAAACCTAAATAAATTAGGGGTCTGATACCCCTAACTTTAGGAAAGTATGACTAAAAAGAACGCAGTATCTGCGGTGCTTTTTATCATGGATACATCACTGACATTCGTCACCGACTCGACACATAGCACACCAGAATCAAACCCAAAATTATATGTAGCAGTTAACACGAGAGGTTAACTGCAATGGATCCAATCACCCTTTTTGCACTCGCTAATGGAGCAGTTGCTGCTGTTAAGAAGGGATGTGCTTTATATAAAGAAATGAAGGGTGTTGCTGGGGATGTTAAAGGCATTCTCAAAGATCTCGATGATCAGTTCCATAAAAAGTACGAAGGTAAACCAATACCACCAGAAGCAAAGAAACAATTTGCTGAAGAAAAAGAACGTGTAAAAGAATTATCTAAAAAAGATCCAGGAGATGTATACTCTGAGATCGGTGAACAACTTGGTGCTTACTTCGATAACATGGCGAAGTGTAAAGCAGTTTTCGATGAAGAAGAAAGACGCAGCAAAACAGAAATCTATTCTGGTGGTGCAAGTTTAGGTAAACGTGCGCTACAACGTGTTCTTATGCGTAAGAAACTCGAGCAGATGGAGATCGAGTTGCGTGAGTTAATGATCTATCAAAGTCCACCAGAGCTAGGTGCACTATGGACAGAAGTTAATGAGATGATGGAGAAGCTAGGCAAGGAACAAAAGGTTAAGATTGCCAAGCAGATGCGTATTGAACAAGCTGCATCTATTCGCAGAGCACAGAAAATAAAAAAAATAAAAGCTGAAATGATTTGGGGCTTTGTTCTTCTTTTTATTTTATTATTTTGGTTTGGTTGTATACTATGGGTAGTTGAAATGCGTAAGGTAGACTATCCTGAATATGGGCAAGATTTTATGCCACACCTAGTGAGTGATCATGAACGTATAATTGCAGAAAGAAATAAGAAATATTGGGATAAAAAAGCTGAAGAGTATCGCAGACAAAAAAGGTAATCAAAATAAAAGCTAAAGCTATATTCTTAAGTTGTATCTCGATAATAGGGATATTTGTAATTCCTGCTATATTGATAGCATTACGTTCGTATTTGCTAGCCATTGTTGCCATAGGATCGTTCATAGCATGTTTTGCTATTTTCGGTTATGTTCTTTATCTGGAAATTCTTCCTGTACTTACTAGAGAGCATCTACAAGAACAGGAAATTTTACACAGATTTAATGGCGATAAACAGAAGATGAGGTTTTATAAAGCATTTAAGAAGTACTTCGATGGAGACTTCGATCTAGAGGGTATGAAGAAGTGGTTAATGAACCACCCAAAGTAATAAATAATTGCAAAGGAGATTTTTATGGCAGACGCACCAAAACCACTATCACGTTCAGAACGTGAGGCACTAATCAAAGATAAAGCTGGATGGGTAATTACTATCCTAGCTGCTTTACTGGCTATCAATACACTTATGGGTGGAAGTAACTCAAGTAAAGTACTAAACAATACGATCGAAGCTAACAATACATGGGCATTCTATCAGGCTAAGTCTATCAAAAGCACTCTAGCTGAAATGGCTTTAGAGAATGCCAAAGAACCGAAGCGTATTAGAGAATTAGCAGCAAAGATCGAACGCTATGAATCTGATCCAGTAACAGGAGAAGGTAAAAAAGAATTGATGGCAAAGGCACGTAAACTAGAAGATGAACGTGCAGTGGCTAAGTCACGTAGTCCATGGTACACTTATGGTGGCTCATTACTACAGATCGCTATCGTTTTATTGACAGCAGCTATTCTTGCTGTTAACAATAGACTATATTATGCAAGTCTCGGTGTGGGTGGTCTTGCTGCCCTACTAATGTCACAGGCACTATGGTTGTGGCTTCCAATAACACTATAATAAGGAAGAATGATGGCTGAAGAAGTAAAAGAAAAGAAAGACGAAGACTGGATGCAGAAAAAGTGGCGTCCAGCCATGGGTTGGATGTACATGTTGGTCTGTACTTTAGACATGGCAGTCTTTCCAGTGTTATGGAGTTTGGTTCAAGTTCTACTTAAACAACCAGTGACTCAGTGGCAACCATTGACGCTACAAGGTGCTGGATTGTTCCACTTGGCAATGGGTGCTGTTCTAGGTATCGCTGCTTTCGGACGTACGCAAGAGAAGATCGCAGGTACTGCAGCTAATACACCTGCTCCAGCACCGATGCCTGCTCCGATGGCTCCACCGCCAGTTGCAGCTGCACCGATACCGAGACCGATGGCTCCGCCACCCCCACCGCCAATGGACTTGTTGCCAGACGATCCACCGACTCGTAACACTCGTAACGACTGATGAACTATCGCACGATATTCATAAGTGATGTTCACTTAGGTACTCGTGATTGCCAAGCAGATAAGTTAA